TGGACTCGCTCGGCCAGAGTGCCATCGATGTCCACCCAGACTGCCTTGGGCAGGAGTGGGTTGGGCGTGTAGGCACGGCCTAGAGGCTCTGTCTCGATGTTCGGAGGGACAGGCGGAAGCTTGCCCTTGTTGAAAAATCGGTCATTGAAATTGCGGATAACGGCTTCACCTACCTTCTTCTCTCGGTTGCTGTCATACACTATACACTCTTCTAGCCCAGTGTCAATATCGTGAACTCGAACAGTAACCCCGAGCTTGTTGGCGAGAGCGTACCACTCCTTGACGACACGTGCCCGAAGGTTCGTGGCGTCGATGACGACGGACAGGCCAGCGTTCAGTGCCGCCTCAGCCTGTGCCACCTCAGAGAGGGATACGTTCTCTTCCATGTGGTGGGAGAGTCCGTGAAGCATATCGTAGCCGGACTTCCGGATGTCGTCGCGGTTCACTCGGAACCGCCAATCAGGGTCTTCCGCTACCCATTTGCGGGCGAACGTGCTCTTGCCTGATGCGGGGAGACCTCTCAGGATTACAAGCTCCTGATTTTTGTTGCCGTTGATCAATTTAGCCTTTCTATTTACGTGACGCTGGCCGTGGAGCGGAAGGTGCCTTCGGGGCACTTCTCTGCTGCTTCGGCTGGCTTTGCTGTTTCTGTTGCTGCTGTTGGCGCTGCTGAGTGATCTGCTGGCGCTTCTGCTGGACATCCTTGGGAGGAGCCTGCTGGGTCTTCGGAGGCACGATAGGTGCCTTGGGGCGAGGAGACGGTCGTGAGGTCACTCCGTTGTTGGTACAGGAGTACTGGTTGCCTGCAAGTGGCTGGTACGTTCCGCCGTGGCAGTAGGAATTGTTGTTCCAAATGGATGGGTTGTTCATGTCCCAGTCGGATGAATTCCATCCACCACTGTTCGAATATCCATCGTTGAACCCGCCGAATCCGTTGTTGTACCCTGTGCTACCACAGGCGGTCAGGGCAAGGGTGGATGCCAGAACGATACCGGCCACTGCAAGCTTCTTCAATTAATCCTCGTCTGTTCTAAAGGGGGTGTCATCTCCATCCGGCTTGGCAAGCTGCCACGCTTTGATGATGATTTTGGATTCGTCACGGCTGTCCACAAAGTTGAGGATTTCCCGGCAGAGCGGGTGGTCCTTGACGAACTCGTAGCGCTTGCGCTTGTCGTCAATGAGGCTTGCCTGACCGCCAAGAATGATGGCCTGAATGACCAGATCGGATACGGTATCGTTGATAGCGTCGATCTTCTTGGTAACCCAATCATAGAACTCATCGGGTACGTTTGTCAAGAGGGTATCGACAATGTCTTTTTCGAGGTTGACCCGCTTGAAGTCTTCAGGGTTCCACTGGAGCAGTCGTGCCCAATCCTCATCCTTCTCGATCCAGTGGTGGCAGGCACGTGCTGCAAGCTGGACCCAGATACGTCGTGCGTTGGTGTTCGTCAGGAGGCCGTGCAGGATCTTGTACTCTTCACCCTTGAGCTTGATGTGGCCCGTCACGGTTCCGGTACCCCACTCGTCAAAATCTTTCGAGAAGATGTCGAGAACGTACCCTTCCTCGTCGGCAGGGATAGGGAAGACAAGCGCCTCTGAGAGGGGCATGTACCATCGGCCCCTAATAGCGTCACGACGCCTGTTGACAATCAGGCCGGACCTGTTATCCACAGTGCCGAGTTCGATAAGCTCGTCACGGTCGCCGTAATCAAGCACAATCCGGTTTTCGGGATAGACTATCTCAAAGATGCTCGTCTTGTCGTGGTCCATGTGCCATTTGAAAGACTCTCTCCGGAAGTCCGGAAGCATAGCCGAGGCGTGCTTGGCCTGATCCGAGGTGAAGCTTCCGCGAGTGGCGACACCGGAGAATCCGACATAGTACCACCCGATACCGAGAGAGCCGTCCTCCTTCTGGGTAATCATCACGGGAGAATCCAGATCGATCTCCGGTGCTCCGGGCTGGCCGTAGTTGAAGAACTTCTCCGGACCACGGGCAATGACCTTGTTGGTGCCGTCCTCGACAATGAGACCACGACAGACACGCTCGGACTTCGTCCATTTGTTCATGAACTGTGCGCGGTTTGTGTAGTTGTAGATGGAGATGGGCAGGGAAGGATGGACCTGCTTCGAAATCCGCTTCTCTTCCATCATCTGGGAGAGTTCATCAGGATCAAGCAAGTCAAAAAGTGTTGTCATTTCGTCTTTCTATTGATATTTTACTGTTGGGTTAGTCTGTCCTTCTCGCGCTCAAGGTCATCGACGCGGACGGATCTGAGGTAGCGGAAGATTGCCAGCGCAGCATATCCCCACACGAATCCGGTGAAGAAGAAAATAAACGCGGCAGGGATTGAACTCAGAACTGTGATGCCGACCGTCAGATACAGGACGGCACGGATGATCCTGAGCGCAAGGTAAATGCCTAGGCACCACCACAGGGTTTTCTTGTAGTGGCTTTTGGTGTAGACGTACTCTAGCTGGTAATCTGGCTTTTTGCTCATAGTGTATACCCGTTTGGTTATGGGTCCTCCACTACCAGTTTACCATAGAGTAGCTTACCAGCGGTCTGGACGGCCTGAGGTGTTTCCGGTCCAGTGGACGTACGCCCACGTCTTCTTAGGCACATGCACGATCTTTGCGCCCTGCCTGTTGGCGTTGAATACCATCCGGAAATCCTCACCGGCAGTGTTCCCTTGCGCGAACTCTGCAAGTTCATCCTCAGAGAACCCGTTGGTGTTGGAGTATCCTCCAGCCTTACGGATGACATCGGTCTTCGCAAGGATGGTGACAGTCGTCTGGACCGGAGCCTCCGGATTCCAAGGCTTCCCGAAGTTCTCAGGGAACGGGTCTGTTCCGCCTTCAACGTCAAACCAAGAGTACACAATGTCCGCGTCAGTGTCAAGCGCTGCCTTATATAGGGTATCCAAGTGGTCCGGGTAGAAGTAGTCGTCGTCATCCAGCAGCGCGACGTACTTAGTGGTGACCTGCTCGATGCCCCGGTCACGGTTGCCGGGTGCTCCTAGTCTATCCTCATCAACGACACGGATAAGAGTGCCCGCCCTCAGCGATTGAGCCATTACGCTATCGTAGGCTTTCCAGAATCGCTCTTCGCGTCCGGGGATGGTGGGAATAACTACCGTCAGATCAGCCGCTGTAGGCCTCTGTGAGCCTGTCGCAATGACTGACCCGATAAGTTGCCCCTTGCGGTGCTCCAAGACGCCTGAGAGGCCGTTCAGGGCCTCCATATCGAAGAAGGAGAGGTGTGCCTCGTGGATGTTCCCCTCCTCCTCACCCTGCGGCCAATCCACAATCGGAGTGGAGAGCAGGACGTGGCCTGCGGGACCGACGATCCGGCGTGCCTTCTCCCAGACTGTGAGCGCGTCTTCCATCTCAAAGTGCTCCAGAACGTCCCCAAGGATGAGGATGTTGTATGTTCCGTGAGGGATGGCGAGGTCCATGAAGTCACCGAGGTAGATCTTCCCGTACTTCTGATTCAGACCGAAGCGGTTGATGTAGGGTTCGAAGATTTCCACCGCGTCAATGTTCTCTCGCGGAATCTTGCGCTGGCTCCGGATCAGGTCTGACCAGATTCCGGCTCCTGCCCCGACATCGAGAACTCTGTCTCCGGGATAGATGTGGTCGAGAAGCCAGTCTCGGTTTTCGTCAGCAGACCATGGCATGTATTTGTTCCTTAAACAACAGTAGGATGGTTCTATTTCTAGAACCATCCTACCATTATTTAGTTAGATCCGCAAGTTACGGAGTCGGGGCGGGAAGCTGAAGCATGGTGCTGCTTCCGCCGCCAGCGATCAGGTACTTCGAGTTCTTCAGAGCGTCGATGTAGTTGTTCTGAAGGATCTTGTCCGTGAGGGAATCGCTCTTGATACGGTTGGCATCGGCTTCGCCCTTGGCTTCGATGACCTTCTGCTTGGCCTGCTCTTCGATGACCTTAGTCTGGGACTGTTCGGCAATGATCTGAGCGTTGGCTTCCTGCGTCTTGGTGAACTTGTCCTGAACCGAGGCCGGGATGCGGATGTTCTGGAGAGCAATCGAGTCTACCTTGATGCCCAGCGGTTCCCAGCGTGCCCGGAGGTTGTCCTCGATAGCCTTGGAGTAGTCTGCACGCTTGACCGGAAGGTCTTCGGTAGCGAACTTGTTGGCCGAGTCTCGGATGACCGTCTGGCTGTCCTTGTTGATGACCCGGTTCTCAAAGTTTTCCTGAGTCTTGTAGTCCGTGTAGATCTGCTCGATCTTACGGGCGTCCAGTGAGTATCGGACTGCGGCGTCAACATTGGAGGAGAGCTTGTCACTGCCGGAGACCGTGATTTCCGGGCCGTCTACAACTTCGTTGGCCTGAGTTGACTGGCCGTTGCCCTTGTAGACAATCTGCTGGCCGGTGATGTCCCACGAGATGGTGTCCTGCCACGGTGCCTTGACGCCGAATCCGGCTTCCATGTCTACCGAGGAGACCGTGCCGTCTGCGTTCTTGATGACCAGTGCCTCTCCGACATCCTGTGTGTACACAGTGGAGAGGAGGATGAGGCCGAGTCCTACAACCGTGCCGATGATCCCGATGAAGAACTTACGGGTGACTGCTACTGCAACCCATGCCACGGCTGCAATTACCAGCCCGAGAATAAACCAGAACAATATGTTCCCTTCTGTCGTTTTGTCATTTTGTCTTGTACTGCGGTGTTACTTGTAAAGCTCTACGGTAAGCTAGCCCCCGTTATGAGACTAGCTTACCATAGTGTCCGGCGTTATGCAAACTGCATGATCGCCTTCTGGAGTGCGGGGCGGATCTTCTCACCGAGGCCCATACCGACACCTCCACCGATGATGGAGTTGAACTTGGATTCAGCGGTCTTGTACTCCTTGTGGTCAACCCAGTAGGTGCCTGCGTTGAAGGCCCCCCAACCGTTGCCCTCACCGCCACCCATCTTGACGGTCGGTTCGGTCTCCCAGATCGCCATCAGTTCCTCGACGGATACGTCGTGCTGGACAGGAGAGGCCGGGATGACCTTGTCAGCGATGGCGTAGAAGTTGTCCTTCGTGATCTGGACCTCCATCATGGCCTTGACCTGATCCTCGAAGGCCTTCTCGTACCGGTAGCCAAGATCCAGCACGTCGCGGGCGTTCTGAAGCTGTCCTTCCAGCGACATCTTGTGCTTGATGGACCACTTGGCCTTTGCCGCCGCGAGACCCATGGTGACCGTGTTGTTGCATACGGCCCGGATCGGGGTTGCGGAGACGGTGAAGGCTTGGGAGCCGTCGTGGCTGTTGGTGCACATCAGGTAGAGGTCGTGAGCGTCGTTGTCTCCCACCGTGAAGCCCTTGGAGAGCTTCAGGGTGACGAAGGTCCGGGAGCCTCCGAAGAGGGAGCCAGCGGTGCTGAAGACGGCCTCACCGCTCGTATCCGTCAGACCGTTGAGGAAGTGGAATGCTTCGCTGTTCTGGAACGCGTGGTACTTGTCCGAGACGAGGCCCAGATCCTTGCCGTCCGTGACGCGGGTGACGGAGAAGCGGCCCGGAATGATGACCTGCTTGCCGTCCCACATCTTGGTGCACTGGACGAGTTCAACATCCCAGTCGAGTCCGGCAAGTGCGAGGGCTTCTTCAGCGGTTGCCAGCCCCTCGATGACGGTTCCAAGACCGTGCCACGGGGTGAGCCCTTCGCCGGAGAACATCAGGCCCTTGCCGTTTTTCATTTCAAGTTCGTGTGACATTTTCGTAATCCTTTCGTTGGTGGTTGACTGCTTATGTTCCTACTATAGTCTAGAGGAGGGAGGCTGTCAACACTTTATTTTCTTGGATTCCGATGCCCGGCACTCGAACTTGAAAAGCTCTCCTGTAGTGCACCGTTTGTTCATAACGATAGCCTACAGGAGAGCCTTCAAAGTGTCAACCTGTTTACCAGATGACCGCAACTTTCTTGAGTTGACCAGCAACTTCCTCAGGAGTGTAGTCGTCTCTGACATCTTCTTCAGAGATTAGATACTCGATTTCGTAGTCATGCTCTTCTGACTTGAGGATGTAGTCAACGGAGATTCCGCTGATCCAACGGTATCCGTTCCCCTCGTCATCCTTTGCGGACAGAAACTCGATGTCATCAGGAAGCTTATTGATCTCTTCGATCAGTTGCGATTTATTCATGGGGGTGGGTCTTTCGATAGTCTATAGCTTTCTCCCAAGCGTCGATCCACTGGGGAGCGTTCACTCGATAGGTGAACTCTGCTTCAATTCTATCACGAGACTCTTTAGCGATTCGCTCGGTTTCGGCAGGTCGGTCGATCATCCGCTGGAGGTGCTTGCGCCATTCTCCGGGAGTCTTGGCCGTCTTTCCGATACCGTACGCTTCCAGACGCACGTATTCCCTCGTAGGGGAAGCCACGAACGGAATGCCCAGAGCAGCGTATTCCATTCCCTTCAGCGCCGACTTAGCCTGATTGAACGGGGAAAGTTCCAGAGGGACGATCCCAATGTCCAAGAAACTGGCAATGTACTGATAGTACAGCTGCAAATCCACCCAGCCGGTGGCAAAGAGGTTGGTCTCCTTATCCAGACCGAGGTTCCTTGCCACATAGGTGCCGTCTCCGATGACATTGAACGGGAGTCCATTGTCTTTCAGGACACCGGCAACAGCCCGTTTCGTCTCCTGAAGGTCATTCGGGTGGGTCTGAACAGTGCCGGTCCAGCCAATACGCGGCCAGCCCTGATCGGATTTGTGGATCGGAGTCTGAAAGATCGACTGCGGTACACAGTTCCGGAGAATCGAGAACCGTCCGTGGCGGGCATACTTGGTAAGCTGCGGTGTTGATACGGTTACATGGTCGGCAATGCTCGCTGCTTCGGTGAGCCAATGGTTTCCCATGGCCTTGTCTCCCTTGATCTTATCATGGGCGACGTTATCCTTGTGTACGCTGTCAAAATCATCGTCAAGCTCAACGATGGTGGCGATACCCTGACGCTTGGCCTGCTTGATTACTGCCGTCATGGCATTGTCTAGCGGGCGCTGGAAGATGATGAGGTCCGCGTCCGTCTTGACTTCAGCGACCGTTACCAGTCCGTCCTTGTCTTTGTAAGCTTGTGCGTCGATTCCGTCAGCTACGGTGATATCAACTCCGAGGAGCTTTACCTCTTCGGCTGGTGCCCGCATGCGGTAGAATCCGCATCCGCCTTCATCGGCGGCTAGGGCTAGTACTTTCATTAGTCTCCAATAACCGGAACGATAGAGAGTTCCTTGACATCGAGTTCGGGGAATGCTACATTGAGGTCAGTAACAACAGCCAGCTTTTCCAGTTCGGCAAGTTCGAATACGTCATCCGGATCTTCAGGGAAGACTTCGCTTTCGTAGGTGAACTTGACAGTGACTTCGTATTTCTGGTAGGCTCCAAGCATTAGCGGATACCTTCGTACTTCAGGGCGTCAGATGCAGCCTTGCCGATGACGGTTTCATCCAGTCTGGGGCTGTTGGTGACGATGATGTTGTAGTTCGGTTGGGTAGATTCGCTGGGCTTCCAGATACCGGCAGTGAACTTTGCTTCGGAAGCCTTCTTGGCTTCTGCTTCGCGCTTGGCGATTTCTCGGTCGATGTACCAGCGGGCCTTTTTCAGGTCCTCGATGGCGTCCTTCTTCAGGTCGCAGCGCCAAATGTACTTGGTGGCGTTCCCGAGGTTGAAGCCCATGTGCTCAGTTACTTGGATGCATTCGATACCGCTAGGGTGGGATCGGTAGTGGGTGGGCTTGTTGACTGGGTCGTGCTCAGCTTCTCCGGTGCGTACTGCTGCAAGAGTGCTATCGCCCACTCGATCTGATCCGCTACTCGTGCTCCTGCTGGCTGACTTTTCGTCCATAGTTCTAGATTTTCCGCTCTGTTGTCGTGCTTGACTGCATTGATGTGGTGTACTTGCTCATGCTCGGTCAGATATCTGCCGAGTGTTTTCTCCATAACGAGGATATGTTCTCGGACTCTGCCACTGTTCTTGTTCGCCCGAGGGTGGTCTGGTGCCCATGCGAATGCATATCCATTGATATAGGTCAATTCTACCCTGCTATGGGCAGTAGGGCCTTCCTTATAGCAACCGCAACTCTTGGTTCTACGGTTGTTTAGGTTGCCTTGGACTGCTGTGGTTACATTTCCACAGATACACAAGCAACGCCACCGAGTGTTTCTCCTCGGGTCATCCGTTACTCGCTCTAGGACAGTGAGCCGTCCGAACTTTTTGCCCGTAAGGTCAGGGCTTCTTGATCTTGCCATCCCAATAGTCTACCATATTTGCTCGACTTTCGCAAAACGTAACAATGTGATAGAATGGTGTCATGACAAATACCCCCGCAAGTTACGAACCTCAGTGCCGCACGTGCAACGCACCGGAGGAAATCCAGAACTACATGGCAGTTCTCAAGGAGAACGACGAGACCTTCGCAGCAATCGCTCGAAAC